AGATGAATTGATTGTTGGTCAGTACATTGAGCAAGAGTATGCCAAGAAGGCAATTGAAGAGTATTGGGAAGAGAAGGACCGTACGTTTGACGTTCATTATGAAAGAGATAAACTGCTTACTACAAATCCTCAGGATGAGTAATTTGTATGGGACTAGACCCCAGGATATATAAAAAATTTATAACTGAGGATGAGCGGCTAAGCCTTTTACATCACGCTACCGACATGGAACTTTTTATTAACCACATTAAGGCACCATACGGTACTCGCAACTACAGAAGGATTGACGGTTCACCTCTTGCAAATGACTTAGTCAACCAATTATTTAATAGAATAGCTAACACCATTGGAATTGAAGTTCCTGTCATTGACCCAATGCTTGGTCAGATAGTTAGCGTAATAAAGCCTGGCGGATTTATTCATCTACATAGAGACCTTTACCCAAAGACTGAACACAAAAATAACCATAACCTAAGATTCAATATAATGGTTGACAGGGGCGACGATATCAGTTATAATCCTATTATAGATGGTAAAGTATATGAAGTTGGTAAATGTGATGGTTGGGTATTCAATGCTACAAAACTTGAACACAAAACTGCCATTATCAAAGGCCCTGAGAATAGAGTTGTGTACCAGTTTGGATTTATGATATGAACATTTTCATAGTTGACCGTAATCCAACCATAGCGGCTGAAATGCTATGTGACCAGCATGTTGTTAAGATGGTCACCGAAAGCGCTCAGATGCTATCTACTTGCCATAGAGTGTTAGATGGCAAGATGGAGATTGCTCCTTCTGTATCTGGTAAGAGGAATGTTCCTCGTTACCGTTTGGATGATGATCGTGATGGAGTTCTCTACCATGCTGTCCACTTTAAGCATCCGTGTAACATTTGGATTAGAGAAGACCTCATTCACTATGAGTGGTTAATGACCCATACTCTTGTTCTCAATCACGAGTATACAAAGCGGTATAAAAAGACTCATGCCTGCCATAGTATACTTGAATATTTGATTGGTGTTGGTGCTCCTAAGAACATTCCCAACCATACAATCGGTAAAAGATTATTTGGTAACCATTCATTTGTCCAGGCAATGCCTGATCAATATAAAGACGCAGACCCAGTAAAAGCTTATAGAAATTTTTATATCGGCAGCAAGTCTAAGTTTGCTCGCTGGCGATTCACAACCCCTCCTAAGTGGTATACAGATGCAACTACAAAGCGCGTACGAAGCGTATCAACTTTACGTAGCGATCAAGAATCACTTTCATACTAGTTACGACTTTTTTAAATACAATGGCAAAGTCAAAGTTCAGTTCACTGCTTTTGAAGTTCGCAAGGACAAGTATTTCTTTTCGAAGCTTCAGAAACATAGTGATCCTATTGGTCTTCTTGTATCTAATTTTGTCGACGATCCTAACGCTTGGATTGGTGACATTGTTAATGCCGAGATGAGTGAGGATGTCTATCTTCGTTGGAAGAAGAGACAAGACTCTATCACATACACCTACCATGAAGATGTGAAGAAGTTATCTAACGATATAGATGAATCGTTAAGGGTAGTCAATGGCCAGCATCCAAGGCTACTAAAACTTCTTATTGGGACTACTATTTATCCAGAAACCGTAATCTTGCTAAATTCCCAATTGAACTTCTTTCCTTATTGGGAAGAGGAGATCATAGATCCGGCTATCTGGCCAACCGAGCATAACAAACTTCTGAAGTACAAACCGTTTGTTAAATACGACAAACAAAAGATAAAGAAAATAACTGTTGACTATTTTGGCATTTAGAGTTATTATAAATAGTGTATATTATGTTTATTTGTGAACAAACTAATACACTATACATTCAATACGGAGATACAATTATATGGCAAGTTCATTCGATCAATTAAAGCGCTCCCGTAAGACCGACTTCGACAAGTTGGCTGATACGGTAAAGAAGCTAAACGACAAGCAGGGTGGTGGTAACGAAGACAATCGTTTCTGGCAGCCTGGTGTTGACCAAGCAGGTAACGGCTTTGCCGTCATTCGATTCCTTCCTGCTCCTGCTGGTGAAGACAATCCTTTCGTCCGCGTGTTCTCTCATGGCTTCCAGGGTCCTGGTGGCTGGTTCATTGAGAACTGCCCAACTACACTTAACGAGAAGTGTCCTGCCTGTGAGGAAAACACTAAGCTCTGGAACAGTGGTATAGAAGCAAACAAGAAGATTGTTTCTGCTCGTAAGCGTAAGCTTAATTTTATCTCAAACATATATGTTGTTCGTGATCCAGCTAACCCTACTAATGAAGGTAAGGTATTCTTGTTTAAGTATGGCAAGAAGATTTATGATAAGATCAACAACGCCATGTACCCAGAGTTCGAAGATGAGAAGTCTGTCAACCCATTTGATATGTGGGAAGGTGCTGACTTCAAGTTAAAGATTCGTAAGGTTGAAGGCTATCGTAACTACGATAAGTCGGAGTTTGATTCAGCTGCTCCTTTACTTGACGATGATAGTAAGTTAGAGAAACTCTGGCAATCAGAACACTCTCTTGCTCAATTCACTGACAAGAAGGAATTCAAGAACTATAACGACTTGAGTGCTCGTTTGGCTAAGGCTCTTGGACAAAGTGCTCCAGCCGGCCGAGCTGTTGAAATGGAAGAGGAGGATGTGGAAGAGGTTGCCGCATACCGTCCTAAGGCTGCTCCTGCCAAAGCACAAAAGGAGAGTTGGAATTCTGATGATGAGGCATTCACGCCTTCTGACTCGGAAGACGATCTTCCAAACTTCTTTAAGAAGTTAGCTGAAGAATAAACGTCGCTAATAAGCACGGAGTGCGTTCATGGTGATGTTTTGGGGGCCAGTTTCCTGGCCCCCATTCTTTTTAGAACAGAGCTGAAACAGCTCTACTTACTCTACCACCAAATGTGCCAAAGGCACTTAGTGGTGTATTAACTGTCTGGCTCTGTGGAGCATTAACAACAGATTGCTGTGGTGCATTGACAACATTAGTTGAACCACCACCAGCACCACCCTTAGCAGCTTCTACCTTTTGTGAGTCTGTTGTTAGTTGTTCGCCTACCTTAGCTGGTCTACCTTCAATAATTGCTCGTTGCTGTTCTTCCGTTAATGGGCGACCCTTTGAATCCACAGGATTTCGCAGCTGAGCTGCTAAGCGGCGATCACCTGCCGCTTTGTTTTCTATAATTTTTGCGGATGATTCGTTACCAGACTTACGCATATTAGCCGCTAGTTGTTCTTGCTTGGCTGCACGTTCTTCTAGAGCGCGAGCATCCTTCTCTACTTCAGGATTTACTTGTCTACCAGGGGCTGCTTGAGGCTGACCTGCAGCAGGCTTACCTGGTGCTGCTCCTGGCTGAGCACCTCCTGGTGTGCCACCAGCAGCTGGCTTATTCATTACCTCAGCAATCTTAGCTAGAGCAGTTAATGAATCACCTGTCTTTTCAAATCCTTTTGCTGACTCAGCAATCTTCTTCAGACCAGCTGATAGCATATCGACATTCTTCATAAAGTCATTTGAGACTTTGAAGTTTGATAGTTTGCCTAAAGCTTCAATTGTACCTGGTAGTTGATTTAAATCACCAGCCACTTCACCTAGCTTTGTTAGCTTAGTAAATATATCGTCCTTACCAAAGCTTAGAATCGAGGATGCAAAGTTGCCAAGAGCACCAATGACCTGTCCTGCGCCAAGAGCAGCTAGAGATATACCAATTGCTGTAATGCCAGCTGCGGCTGCTGCCAACTGACCACCATCAAGGGCCGCCACTTGTTGGAAGAAAGTTGTTAATGTTGATAACCCAGCTCCAAGTAATGCTACAGCTCCAGCAAATGCAACTAAACCAACAGACATGATACCAAGCGCAACAGTACCAGCCGTAACGAGAGGAGCTGCCAAACCTAACCCGATAACAGCTGCTGTTAATCCAACAATGGCAACACCAGCTTTTGCTAAATCTTCCCAACTTATCTTAGTAAATACTTCAAAGCCTTTAGCCGCTACAAACAATGCGCCACCAAGGACACCAAGAGCAAACGCACCCTTAATCATACTCATTGATGACTTTTCTAATAGTTTAGTAACACCAACGAGTGCTGTAATAGCTACGACACCTTTAGCTACACCATCCCAGGTTACATCAGCAAATTGTTTGAATGCTTTGGCTGCTACAAACAGCGCACCTGATACAACCAATAAGGCGGCGGCGCCTTTGAGGACAGATGTCTTACCAAAGCTTTCGATACCTTTAGCTATATTTTGTAATAGGGCTTTGATGCCTTCTGATACTTTGGTGATGAATTGCTTAATGCCTTCTGACAACTTGCCTAATACTTGCTTGATAGTATCAGCAATACCAACAAATAAATCTTTAATGGATTTGCCGACTTTCTTGGCACCTTCTAGAAACTTATCTAGTCCTGATGGTCCTGGCTTGCCTCCCTTCAGATCAGGTGCGCCAGGTGCGCCAGGCGCGCCTGGAGGAGCTCCTGGGGTTGGTGCCTTACCTGGAACTCCAGGTACTGCGGCTGGCGCACCTCCAGCTGGTACAGGTGGTTTGCCACCACCAAATAGTTTCTTAAATCCAGAAACTACTAGTTCATTAACTTTCTTTCTGAATCCCGATAATGCAAGATAGAGAGCAGCAAATATAGTAATTATCCTACCAACCGTAGATTCAAATCCACCAAGCGCTTTAGATAGTCCAATAACAAATCCAAAAATAAGCGGTATTAGTACCTTCTCAAATATCTCACCCAACCTTTCTAAAAAGGATTTTTGTTTCTTTTCTTTCCTTTCAGGCTCTTTCTTTTCTTTCTGCTTTTCTCTCTCAGCCTCAATGCTAGCTCCTTCATCCGGAGCCTTAGGCTTTGACAATTCTATAGCATCTTTGACTTCTTTTAGTGAAGTAACTTGGGCCTCTAGTTTGTCAGCAATGTTGTAGATGTTATCAGCAATCTGAACAACAAAAGGAAACATTTTATCAACAGTGGACTCTGTCGACAATTTTTGAATAGTAGGAACTAATTTTTCTGTTAATACAGCACTAAGACCATCCATCTTTTGGATAATGATCTTTTGGTTCTTCTCTATGTCTGTATTGTCTAATTTTGGTAAAGCCATTATACGTCTTTATATCCTTGTTTACGTAATCGTTCTTTCTCTTTTTCAAGATAATCAATTAGCATAGCAATATAAATGTCACGTTCAAATGGCAAAAGATTTTCAACATCACTAATAGAATATTTATGGTGTTGGCATAATGCAAATATAGTCTGATAGTAATTGGCTAGGTTGTTATACCCAGCCAATACTAGAAAAAATTCTCGAGGCCCTCTATCTTGAGGTCCTTAACAACCTTTTCCTTAGTCATATACTTAGCATTATAGATTAACTTTGGCATTGCTTCAAAAAACTTTTGAATCTCTTCAATCTGGTTTTTATTCAAAGATAAAATAAAGTCATCTAATTCTTGCTTTGAGTAGTTGGCCGTGTCAAACACTTCCTCGCCTTCATAAATCTGGTCAATGCATCCCCTAAGAATTGCTAATGTTGAATCCACTTGAGAAGATTCATCAATTTTTGTAAGCGTATTGAAAGTAGGATACTTTAAGATTACACCAATTGTGTCTGTTAGCTTCACGTTACTTGACACGTTTTCTTTTCTTTGAATTTCAATCTTATCAAGATTGATTTCCACTTCATATGTCTCGTTATCGTCTTTATCTGTAACCATAATCTTAGAGATGTTGGAAACAGACTTAGCTCTTAGACAAACAAAAAAGTATTCCAAATCAATTGCAGCAAGATTATCCACATCAACTGGATCAATTGCACAGTTGTTGATGAGCTGCTTATATACATTAATAATATCTTTCTTCTCATTTGACTCCTGAGCCATAAGGAGAAGCTTTTCTTCTCTGACGGTGAATGGTCTATAGTGAACCACTTTACCTGTTGATGGTAATGTAAGCTGAAAAATTGGCTGACTAATCTTTGGTAATGGCATAATGCACCTCAATTGTTAAATTATAAACCTGGAATCTTTCCCTTCACTGCACCTTTTAGATCTTGAATTAGATTCTTCTTTAGCGAAGTGTTTAGTTGTTTTAGAGTACCCAATGTACTCTTTATTTCATTAGCAGTGTTAAGGATATTAACACCAGTCTGAACAAATTCATTGCCCATTGTTGCTTGTCTAATATCATTAACCTTAGAAACTGATTCTGTACGTACCTTCATTGCACCATCTCTCAAACTTCTAGCAAAGTCATTGACAGCCTGAAGTCTAGTGTTGTTTGATGCCTTGCCTGATTGTCTTGAAGAGGACTGAGGAGGCTCATGTGAAAGAGTAGGTGGCACTGGAATTGGTCTTGATGGAGCCTGCGGAACATTTGGAGGAATAGGCACACCAGGAATACTAATAGTTCTTTTTGCCGGTACATTGACTACTGTTCTTTCAAATGATCTATATGAGAATGTGACATTGAATTGTAGTATTTCATTGCCTGTCTGCCAGCTTAGAGCTGGTTCAGATATACCAATTGGGTAGACATCAAATAGAGTGTAGATTGCTAGAGCTGCATCCTGAGGAGATTCAAGATTACCACCTGGTTTATCATTGAATAACATGATGTCTATCTTTGTGGAGTACCAGCTTCTATATGCAATTTGGTTGCTAAATGCCCCTGACCTTACTTCTAGTTGGTCGTGACTTAGATTAACAACATTTCTTAACCATTCATAGAAATAGTTGATTGAAATACCATCAGCATCAACATAAAATGTCATTGAGATATCTGTTGTTGCAATATCGTATGGCATCTTAACAATTGGACCAGCACCATATATTCTTGCTTCTTGAGTAAGAATTTGCATTCCAGGAAGCGATGCCGCTGAAGTCAGATAGGCTAAGTCATAATCATATTCAGTATTTAAAGCCCATGTTGGAGGCAGAATATAAACCAAAAAATTTGACGGCCTAATGAAGCCGCCGCTTGTTGCTGATTTAAATTTTTCTATGTTGAATGCCATTAAAACATCTCTCTTGAATCTGTCCAGACCTTGTTCTTGTTTGCACCTCTAAACTGTTCTGATGGAACAAATAAAGCTAGGTTCCATTCTTTAGGGTCAATATAAAGTAATTGCGATGACAAATATGGTGTCAAATAATGTTTTACACAAGGTCTAAACCATCTATATTTAGATGCTGAATTAAGAATATCATAGTTGATCCTCAATCTTGTCGTCTCATCAAACTTTGTATTGCTGATTGTACTATATAGTGAATCCATTAAAAGTGCTCTAAATCTTGGAGCAAGATAATGGATATTTAACCCATAAAATCCACCACCAACTCTTCTTATTGGAAACACTAGTGGAAATCTATCATAATATGGTAACTCATTCTTATATTTAGCCTTATATAGAAACATGTATAGTCTACCAATTAATGGTGTTTTTCTATACCTATTAGTATCTTTAATAAACTCTCTAGGCATGACATCCCTTGGGGAGAGTGTAGCATAGTTTTGCCTTAGCCACGATAGAGATTCAGCTGAATTATCTAATACAATGCCATCCCTCTCTGCTTCTATTAGGAGCTTTTGAAATCCACGAACATTAGTAGTTGTATCCATTGATCTCTCGTTCTGTTAAGATTTGGAACTTCCACTTCCTTTCATCACAGAACTCTTTACATGCTTTCCATTTGGCGTTATTAATGCCCCAGTTCTTAACATCGTTAATATATCTTGGTGTTGCTCTACTTTTCCTTTCCGGAGCCTTGGTCTGAGAAGATGGTTTAATTTCTATTACAATCCTATCAACATTACCATTCTTATCTCGTCTCCTTATACTAAAATCAGGAAAGTATCTATGGTATCTACCATCAATTGGCGACAGATAAGGTACAAAAAACTCCTCACTCGACCACTCTATTATGTCAGGATGGATGTCAAGATAGTTCATCAATTTAAGCTCTAAAGATGAACGATAAATAACATTGGTGGGGTCACCTTTGTATTTTTGTGGATTTTTGACTTTATAACGCCCCTTATAACTCATATAGGTATTTATATGGCTGGTACAACTGTTGCAAGATCCAACAACCCTAACGTTGTTTTAGGAGCTGATAGAGCAGGTAGAGGCTCAGGTTCACGCGGTAGAGCTTCAGAAGCTCTCTTGCATTTTCCAGCTGCCCCGGAAAAACTTGGGATGGGGATGTTGTTTGCATTTAAGAAGTTTAGCTATGGTGGTCCAGGTAAAAAGGCAACTATTGCAACAGATGTTACTCAAGCACATATCGCTTTACCATTACCAGAAAACTTAGTTGATAGTATCGGTATCAACTACGAAACTGCTGATTTAGGATTAGCAGCTCTAGGGTTTAAAGCTGGCCAACAAGCAACTACGGCTGAAGGATTAAAGAACTTTATTGCCGGTCAAGAAAAGACAGCTGAGGGTAAGGACACAGGCCAGACAACTGCTGGTGGAACAACTGAATTTGTTCTAAGATCTTTAGCTCAAGTATCAGGGGCTGTTGGTGGATTGTTGAATCTAGCTTCAGGCGATGTTCCTAATCCATTCCAAACAGCTATCTTCAAGAATGTTGAAATTAGACAACACAACTTTACATTTAGACTAACACCCGAAACGCCAGAAGACTCAGTAATGATTGCAAAGATTATTAGTGAGCTAAAGTTTCATGCTTTACCTGGTGGCACTGCAAGTAGCTCCTTCCTCTCTATGCCTGATGAAGTAGATGTGATGTTCTTTGGTACCAATGCATTGTACGGTTTTGCTAGATGTGTAATTAAAAGAATTCAGGTGAACTATGCACCTCAAAATGTTCCAGCATTCTTTAAGAATACAGGAGAAAGTAAGTTAGTGGGGGCTCCACAAGCTGTTGAATTGCAGATTGAGTTAAGTGAAATTGAACAGCTAACAAAGGCATCATATCAAGCTGAATTTAATAATATGGATTTAAGTGGACCACAATCCCCAGAAGGTGCAGAGTCAGTACCAAGTGCTGAGCAGCCTGGTAACAAATTGAGATCAGGCACAAACAACCCACCCTTAAAATATAAGGGTGGTGGCTAAGCCAGGAGACAATTAATGGCAATAAACTACTTTAAAAATTTTCCCGTTGTTCAATATGACAAAAATGCTCTTAGAAATATTATACTTAAAGCAAAAATTGGTAAAGATTTAATTCAATCGTATGATTCTTATTATCCTTATACAATTAAGGCAGGTGAAACTCCAACTTCTTTAGCATATGATTATTATGGTTCAGTTGAATATGTGTGGTTAATTTTCTTAGTCAATGATATGGTGGATCCATATTATGATTTTCCAATGGATGATGATATTTTTAATCAATATATTAAGAAAAAATATGGTAGTGTGGCTGCTGCAACAAACCTAGCTGAAAGTTCATATTATCGTAATAATAATTATTCATATTATATGACAAAGACAACCTACGATAATATATCTGCTGCAGAAAGAACTGGGTGGCTAGCTGTGTCCAACTATGATTATGAACTTTTTGAAAACGAAGAAAAAAGAAAGATTAAACTTCTAGATAGATCGATAGCAGTTGATGTGTCATTTGAATTAGAAAGAGTGTTGAAAAAGGTTAATAAAGTATGACACAACAAAATATTGTAGCCCAACCATTTGTTATTAATAATAGACAAGTTGATCAATTTGGATACAAGGCATTATTAATTAAAAACACAAATAACTCAAAAGCACAGTTCAACTTTACAACTTATCTCCAAAGGTTTTCTTTGTTTGAAGGTATGTTTTCAAAGTTCATGTATGTTGAGGGACAGATTTTTGATGGTGCTGGATTTGTAAAGACTGTTGGTCTCCAGGCTGGCGACATTGTTAGAATTGACTTATTCAAAGAGCCAGAAGATTCGCTCGATGATATTATTTCAAACGATTTTTACATTGAATCAGTTGGTAGCGCCACAAGACTTGTTAGCGGTAAAGGTGAGATATTTACGTTCAGAGCCGTATCAAAAATTGGATTCATGGGATTGAAGTCTAAAGTGAAAAGATCTTTTTCTGGTAAGGCATCAGAAATTATACAACAGATTTGTGATAAGTTTTTTGACCTTGAACCAGGTAAGGTTAGTGCAAATAATATTGAAGAGACGTTTGGTGTATTGAACATATCAGCTTCTTCCCTACCACCATTTAGTATTATCGAGAGAGTTAATAGTCAAGCTATATCCACTGCCAATAGAGCTGGCGATAACAATTTCTTTTTTTATGAAACAAGAGAGGGCGTTATCTATAAGTCACTTAGAAAGATAGTCCAGGATGCTAATACATTTAACTATATTATTCCAGCCGATAAGAACAGAAGTCAAGAATCAAAAGATAAAGATTACTTTAGAATTCTTGAGTTTGAAGTAAAGACAACAAATAATCAAAGACAAAAAGTAGAAGAAGGGGCTTTAGAAAACCAAACTTTAACATTTGACTTTATATCCAGGAAGGTAGAAAAAAATACATTCAAACTTAAAGACAACTATAAAGATATTTTGTTAATGGGTGATAATCTAGCATTTGATATAGATGAAATTGATAATCTTGTTGGAGATGATCAGAGAACAACTGACGAAGAACAAAATGTTTTTGCTAGATGTAGTAATAAATCCTATGATCAACAAGAAGATTTTATTAGTATAAAAAGGGGACCAACCCAAGCTCAGTATGAACTAATGAACCAAACTGTAATATCATGTAGAGTTCTTGGTAATCCAAAAATTAAACCTGGCGATATAATTGAGCTCAAGGCTGCGCAATCTGATCCATCTGATCTAGAACAACGTGACCCTTTCTTGAATGGTAAGTTTTTAGTTGGCAGTGCTATGCATGTTGTGCTAGATGCTGGAACTTATGAAACAATTATTGATTTATTTAAGGATGGGTATGAGTTTGATATATCAAACTTCAGAAAAGACACCAATAGTATTTTAATTCAACCTAAGCAATAATTATGGAAACAGGTCAATCTAATTTTAAAAATATGGTTTGGTTCATGGGTGTTGTTGAAGACATTAATGATCCAGAAATGATTAATAGAGTAAAAGTCCGCTGTATTGGTTACCACACAGCGGATAAGACATTAATGCCAACAGATGATTTACCCTGGGCACCATTTATATCATCTACTGCTCAAATGTCTGCTCCACTTGTTAACCAAGGTGATTGGGTGGTTGGATTTTTTATTGATGGTGAACAAGCTCAGCAGCCGGTAGTTCTTGGATCAATTGTTGGTAAACCAGAAGAACAAGCAAATCCAAATCAAGGGTTTTATGATCCAGCTGGAATCCATCCAAGGTTTCCAGGTGAAGGTACAAACGCAAGACATGCAAGAGGTGAAGTAGGAACAGAAGATAGAAATGCTGTAGCTTATTCAAGGGCCTCTGCCACTCCAAATATTCCTTCTGCAGATGGAACTAAGTTTGCAGAACCATTATCTGAGTTTGATGCAAGATATCCATTTAACCATGTGATAGAGACAGATGCCGGCAATGTTATTGAGTTAGATGATACACCAGGAGCAGAAAGAATCCAAATATTCCATAAGAGGGGATCATTTGTTGAATTTCATCCTAATGGATCAATTGTCCATAGAGGAGCAAAGGATCGTTACCATATAGTTTTTGAAAATGAAAATCTATATGCTGGTGGTAATATGAACATGTCTGTAGTTGGAGCAGTTAATATTTTATCTGGTGCTAACACTAACATCTCTACTGGCGGCGATGCTACATGGAGAGTTGGTGGTAACCTAAGAATGGATATTGGTGGAAACTTTGATGTTGCTGTTGCAGGATCAACCAATATTGACTCAGGTGGTACTGCATTAATTTATTCCGGTGGCAATGTGGAGCTACAAGGTAGCCAGGTGCACTTCAATAAACCATCGCCAAGACAGCTTGGCTCTATTAATGCCCCTGAAACAATTACTAAGTCATCTGGTGGT